TTAATTTTTTTAATTGTTCAGCTCTACTTGTTTTTTCTGCGCTTGGATCTTGACCTTCAGTTAAAGATTCTTGAACATTGTTTTCCCACCATGCTTTAAGTGCTTCAAAATCTTTACGACCCATGTTAGAAAGAGTATACTCTACTATGTCATTATCGTAATCATCTGCTTCATCTCTAAAACCTCCTGGAGTATCGATGTAATCTTTACCCATGATTCTTTTAATTCTAACCTCTGGCATACCATCAATTTCCTCTAAGAACTCTTCAAAATCTTCAGTTGATTTGAATTTTTCAGCTTCATTAACTACTGATTCAATTAATTCCATATTGTATGCATTTGAAATATCTGTTTTAATTTCTCCAGTTTCTTTTGAATGCAACTTCATAGTTTTACCATCAGGATTTAATTTGATGAATGTAACTTCACCATAGTCTGATGTGTATTTATGATTTGGTTTTAGGTCTTTTGCTTTACCTTCATATAGATCAGCTTCGGTAATAATAGCTCCTAATTTAGAATCTGATTGACTTAAATTTCTATCTAAGTTAGAAAGTGTAGATGAAGCAGCACCTAATGCTGAAACCCATTTTTTATCTGTTGCGCTTTTCATTAAGACAGATATTTTCTTTTTAAGAGCTTCTAATTCCGTTCCTATTTCATCAAATAATAATACTTCTCCTTCATAAACAGTTCCAGCAACTTCTTCTTTGCTGTTAAATTTCTTGGTAAGAGATTTTACTTGTTGTAAATTTTTAATGATAGAATCTAAAGCTTTTGGGTCAACATCACTTCCAGCAGAAGTATTGTTGTAAAGAGATTGTAGATTTTGGTTTGCTACATATAACTCCGTTCCAATAACATCTTTAGGTAATCTATAGAATGCTTCAGAAACTACTAATTCTAGGTCTTTGTCTTTATCAGCAATTGTTGTATCAAGTTCAGCTTCTAGAGCTTTCTTTTGAGCAGTCATTTCTTTTAATTTTCCAAGCAACATTTCTTTAGCAGACCCTTCAGCAGCTTTCCAATTTTGAGCGGTAGCCTGCATTGTAGTTGTCAGTTTAGACCAGTCATATTGAATTTTAGCAATTGAACGGGCTTCATTAACTATAGATTCATTTTTCTTTTGGCTTGCTTTTAGTGCTTCAAGTTCTCCTTTTAATTTAGGGTCTAATTGTCTTTCAATTCCCCAGTTAAAACTTGCATTTATCAACATATTCAATGGTAAGTTTTCATTTTTCTTACCAAACGCAGATGTGCTAATCCAGTTTAAATAATGGTCAGCTAATTCTTTTGATAATTTGATACCTTCTGCTTCTGAAGAATCTCCATCAACAATTCCTTTAAGTAATTTTTTAGCCATTCCATGCTTACCTTCATTTAAAGATTCTTGTATGAAACTAATATCTTTAAGATAAAACTCATGGTCTGAACCATCTTGTGTATATCCTATAAAAGAATCTCCTTTGTCGCCTTTTAATTCTTCTGGGTTAACTGAGTACCAGTCATTTCCAACAAAAACTTCTACAGGTTTTCCACCAATTTGAGTATATAAGTCATTTGCAGTTTTACCGGTAAATTTACTTCTTTTAGCCTCTTCAATTTCGTAAGTTTCACCATCAATTTCAAATTCATCTTCGTCATCTTCTTTGGCTTTTTTAACAGCAGCTCCGAAGGCATTACCTTCTTTAAGACCTGTATCTTTCTTTAAGGTTACTTTATATGTTTTACCATTAAATTCAAAACTAGATTTTCCTTCTTGTTTAGCTTTTCCGGCTGCAAAAATAAATGCATTTCCCTCTTCTAGCTTTTTAGGTTCTCCTAATTTATTAATTTCATCTTCAATATCTTCTGCTTCATCTTCTGAAACATTTCCAAACATTTTGTTAATTAGTGCTTGTTTTTTCTCTTCATCCAATTCAGATAGAGAAGTTAATCCCATTTCATCAAGGATTGCTCCAATTTTACCAACAGTTTCCTGTCTTTTTGCATTGTTTGTTTCTCTTAGTTTCATTGTAGCCTCCTGGTTTTTAACCTCAGTAAAGCTCTTAAATGAAGAAATTCTATTAACTTGTGCCATTTTTAATATGTTTTTTTATTAAGTTATTATGTTTATATATCCCCATCAAAATCCACTTTCTTTACAGTGTATTCAAATTTCTCTTGTTTGTATATTGATTGTCTCACCTTTCCATGCTTATATAAATAATTATCCCATTCAACTGTTCTAATATCATCTACAAAATCAACAATTAATACCTTGTCTTTTGATGCATGCTGTCGTAGTCCACGTCCAATTGATTGTCTTATAATTACCTCTGATTTGAATGATTCAGTAAAAAATATGTTGTGTATTTTCTTGATTGAGATACCTGTAGAGAAGGTTCCAAAGCTTGCAACAATTACAATTTCATCTCCAGCCTCCATCTTCTTTTTGTATTCCTCTCGGATTTCTGAAGCAGTTCCACCATCGACATAAAATACCCTTTTATTGCTCTCTTGCCTTAACTTTTCATAGAGTCTCTGTCCATGTTCTATTCGATGAAAAAGCACCAATGAGTTCCGGGGTACTCTTGAAATTACATTTGAAATAAAATTAAGTCTGGCATCACTAGTGATTACAAAGTTTTGTTCTAATGAGAACACATCTTTATTATCATATCTATTCTGTGCCAATTCCATAAAGGCTGTTCGCTGCTTTGGAGTTGCATAGTTCATTTCAATAACCTTAACAACACATTGAGCAATATGCCCTTGCTCTTGCAGGAAACTTGCCTTAACTTCACTAATAACAGGTCCGGTCTGGCTCATTAGGGTTAATTTGTCAAGCGTACCATCTTTTGGAATTGTACCTGAAAGTCCAAACCTATATTTGGCATTAACACACTTGCTCAGGATTTCTTTAATACTGGCTCCTTTTGCCTTGTGTGTTTCATCAACAATAACTGCGTCAAACTCTGCGAAATAGGCAGGTTCTTTTTTAATTAGTGATTGATATGTTCCAATAATTATATTTTTATTCTTTTTAATCTCTTGTCCTGCAAATATTTGTTGGATTCTTAGGTCAATTCTATTTTTATAATTATATTCGTGGAAATCTTCATGGGCCTGAACAACCAATGATACATTCGGTACAATAAAAAGGATTCGTTGAGCATGATTCTTTTCAAGCATGTAGGCAACAGTCAAGAAACTAATAAGTGTCTTACCTGCTGAAGTTGCAAGCTCTGCTAGACACTTTCTAAATTTTAGTATGTTATATGCAGTTTCTATTTGATAGTCACGAGGAGTAAACTGTGAACCTTTAAAAAAGTCAATAGCCCATTCCTCAAACTGTTCTGCATTAATATTGGAGTCAATAAGTCTCTTAATACCCTCGATTTTAAGTTCGTATCGGTATTCTTTACATATTGTCATCACATGTCGCCAAAGTCCGGCTGGAATCCATTTATCATCTTTAATATATGATACGTATCCATCCCAAACTCCGCGTTTTACTAGAGGGTGAAACCTCCAACTTTCTATTCTTTTGGTCAGAGAGATTCTAATCTGCTCTAACTCAATTTCGGTTGCTTCATCAATTCTTAAAAATTGATTGTCATCCGTTAATGTTAAAATCAAATCTCATTTGATATTTTTATAAACGACTAATGTCCAACCTGTTTTTGATTGCAAAGCCCATGTTGTCGAGTGTTTTAATTGATCCCTCAAAAAAGCTTTTTTGAGTCACTAATAACTCAAGGATGTTTGTGTCATCCGCGATGTCGGCATCGACGAATTTTTCGCGCATTTTATCGGTGAGCTTATAGTCATAACTATAATACTCAATCCATTTATCTTTATACTTTCGGTCTACTACTGATTTTTGGGTTTTGATTCTATTACCCATGGTTGCGAGGTGTTCAACCAATATTTGTCGATAACTAAGTGTGAATGCACTTACGCTCTCTAAATTGTTACCTAATTTAAGTTCCTCAGTTAGACCTTTTATTTTTTGGGTCCAGTCTTCTCGCTGTTTAATTAAGTATTCGTCAAGCTGTGTTATCTTGTCTTTGACATCTGTCATATATGATGCTTTTAAAAAAGTGAATTTCCTTTATTGTTGTCTTTAATAAATACTGAACTTTTTAACCGGGACTTTAACCTTGGCTTAGTCATTTTAAATTCTTTTTCAGTGTGCGAATATTTTGATGTACTAAAATCTAGCATCATCTTAATATTCTTTCTTTTGTTTTTTTCGTTTTCAAAATCTTCGAATTCTTGGGCAACCATTTCTAAAAAATCTATTTTTATCATAGGTAATATGCATCTAGTCGAGAGTTAGTAAAATACTTTTGAATCTGTGCTAAGCATTTATTTTTTGTTAGCCAAGACGCGATCACCAAATCGTTTAAATCACCTATTTGTTTAGGATATTTATCTCTTTCATCTTTGTTCAATTTTTGCAAAAAGTCTTCCCAATCCTTGTCGATTTTAGTATCTTTAAAAAACTTTTCCCATGTAAATATTTGTTTGCCTCTTCGAATCTTCTCCATCATCTTCTTTTTTCCGGTAGTATCGTTATCAAACATATATCGTATTGTAGGTATCTCATCAAATTCAAGGGTTGAACGACCTGCTGTTGCCAGCCCAATCGAATTTTGCATAAACATTGCATCAATAGGTCCTTCAAACATCGTAACTTCACGTTCAAAGTCAACTGTCATTACTCCAAAAAGGGTTGAAAGTTTCTTAACGCCAATCAACTCTTCATCAGTCAGCGCAATCTCCCGTTGAATCTCTTGGTACATCTTCTCAAGGTCATAAGTTAAATAACGAGAATTAGAACGCTTGTCGATTGAACGAGTTTGAAATCCGATAACTTTGTCATTTGGGGCTACATTGAGAACTACAATTCTTTTATCCTTAGGAGAGTACATAAAACGATTCATTTGACTGGCCAACAATCGATTCTTAAGATAAAAAAATGCAGGGTCTCCTGGTTCGACTTCTTTAAATTTAAACCATTCCATAAGTTCTACTCGGGTAGGAGCCATATCGTAAGTCAGTTTAAAAACGTCATGTTCAAGTACTTCAATTTCATTAGTTTCCATTTTATGCTCTTGAATATAGTCAATAACTTGAATAGAATCATCAGTACTTTGAAATTTTATATGATGGTCTTTTAATAATTGGTATGCATTTGAATGAACGCCGCAGTTAAAACAATGGAATTGTAAGGTGTCCCAGTAGAGATTTCCACGCTTCTTTTTATGGTCAGTAGTTGAGTCACCACAATAAGGACATGCCATTGTAATTCTACCTGGCATCTCTTTAATCATATGCTTGCTTGGCTCATGATGGGCTTTTACAATTGCTTGTTTTACCAAGCTCCTGATTTTTATCTTTAAATCTTCGGTGATTTTTTGACTCTGCATACTATTATATAGAAAAAAAGGGCTAAGTTTAATTAGCCCTTTAGTTTATAAAATAACGTTAGATTAAATATCTAAGTCGTTTAGGAATGAATCTAGGTCATCAGAAGAATCTACGTTAGTAGAGCTTGGATTTCCTACCATCTCATTTGGGAATTCAAAATCGCTAGATTCTGAAGTTGGTTCAGATTTTGCTGGAGCTTTTTTAGCAGCAGGCTTATTAACAACTGAATCTATTGAACTTCCAGGATTTAAGTAATTTCTAAGAATAGAATTAACAAAATCAAGAGTTTCTCCGTCCCATGCTTTGTATTCGTATGGCTCTAGGCTTGGAGCTGATTCCAATTCTGCTTTAATAGCACCCATTGCTTCAGGAGTTCTGGTTGCACCTTTACCATCAACTTCAATAGGTGAAGTTTTTGAAGAGAACTTAGATTTATCGTAGTTGTTAAATTCTCCTTGACGAGTAATAATCAATTCGAAGTTTTTACCTGCAAATAGGTCAAATACTTGAGTTGGTTCACCAAATGCTGGTTTTAATTCCTCATCGATTTTCTCTTTGATTTTGTAACCAAATTTGAAAACTTTGTATTGTCCTTCTAGTTCAGGATTTTGTGGGTCTTTAATGATTTTAATAAGTGCAAAGTATTGCTCACGTCTTTTAAGTTTATCACTCATTTTACGGTCAACTGCTGAGTCACTTTTACGTAACTTAAAGAATACATCTGCGATAGGGCATGGAGCTCCAACTGTCGATGGAGAATCTACCATTTTACCGTCACCACTTGCATTAGTTAGCCAGTGTACGTATTTTTTTACTAAAGAGTTTCGTGGGTTTGTTGGGTTTGGAACAAAGCGAATCATTGCTTTATAAGTTCCATCTTTACCATCGTCTGCTGTAGGTTTGTAAAGATCGCTTCCAGATGAAGCTTGGGTTTCGTGTGTTTCGACGTCATTTACGCCAAGATTAAAAATGTCAAAATCTGCCATGTCTTTAATTGCTTTAATTTAGTTAAACTTTAATTTAATAAGTCTTAAGGGCCCTTTAATTACTTATGATAATTATATAGAAACTATCTTTTTTGTTTCAAGAATCTATATGAATTATATATCTTTTTTACTAGGGAAACCTGTCCCTGAAGGCATAAAGTTACCTTCTTAAAATATTTTTTAAGATTCTTGAAACAAAAACTTACATGTTGAATATAACTAAAGTCTTTAAGCCTCCGGGTAAAATAAACTTCGGGCTAAGTGATTCAGAAAATAGGCATCCACCAAATCATCTAAAGGTTTTGGTACTTTTTTAGTCTCTCCGATGTAGGTTTTACAGTATTCAAGCAGTGACGAGGTTTCAAGCACTGAATCGTTTAAAACGTTATCCAGGAATTTAACCCAAAGTTCATCCTTTTTCATGTTACCTTTTCCAGCATGCTTCTTAATAGTTGAAGGTGCGATGGTCATCATATCCTTGACTTTAAGTCTCGACATGAGTTCCATCTTTAAGATTGCTGCTCCAGCCGCCATATCAATAATATTATTTGTTCCGCTAGATGAACCGTAAGAGGATCCCTCAAAAGCAACGACAGCTTCAGGGTCTTCTCCTGTAATTTCAATAATCATATCAATAATGTCCTTTGCAGTTTGGGTGTGTCGCTGAATCTTAATCATCTCACTCTTCGAATAGGCCTCGTTATTCGTCCAATCCGGCTGATCGTGGATCTGAGTGTCTTGTAGTAGGTGTAATTCCTCTTGAATCTTTTGTTCGGCTTTGGTACCTGTATTTGGTTTTAAATACCCAATAAAATAGTACTTGTCCTCTGAGAAGATACAAATACCTGGGGAATTTAGGGAAAAGTCAATCGTTATAAAATTCATATTAGATTTTGCTACCAAGAGAAGAACCAAGAGCGGCTCCTACAAGTCTTGAAGTTAACATGTCGTACATAATACCACTTTGAATTCCTAGGATGTTTGCGATAGTTTTACCAACAGTTTTACCAAGAGCAAAACCTGCAAGTCCACCAAAGATACTACCTAAAATACCTTCATTAGTAATCTCTTCATTGAACGCTTGAATATTATAAGTTCCATCAGAATTTTTGTAAGTCTTTGAAAATTGCTCCAATGCTGCATCGACTTTTGCTTCAAGTTCTTCGGTCCATTCGGTTTGAAGAGACTCGTTTAATACTTGTAGTTCAGTATCCGTTATGTCTTGTTCTGCTATGTAATCTAAAAATGTTTTCATGTTTAATCTATTTCTAATATTATATTAAATTTGTTATAGTAAAAATTCAGGTCAAAGGTTGTAAATTCTGCAATATTTGAACTCATATTAAGTTCCAAATCTGAAATTGAATTAAGTATTGGTTTTTCAAAAACAGCGCTCATTAAGTGAATCCCTTCCGCATCCATTATTTGAAGCTTGATATCATTGATGAAAGGTTCTTTAACCGTCTTTGAATAATAATACAACAGGGTGTCTTGCATAATCCAATAATTTATATAACCATCTAAGAGTTGCATTGTTACTTTAAACTGTCTATCGATAGTATTTTGTATTGGAATTGAACCCCTGTGATATGTTATTGTACCATCGTTTGGAGCAACTTCAATCGGGTCAAAACTAATTCCTGGAAGGCCAACACCTTGGATAGAATAGTTTATAAAATCTATAGGTTCTGTAATTAAATTACCTGGCATTCTATTCAAATACTTCTTATATTTGTCAGCAACCTCTTTAGGAATAAAAGTCCTAGGAAACTTAAAATTGAATAAATTATTTCTACTATTTAATATCATTATATGATGTTTACGTTTCCGTAGTAAAGCAGCGACTCAGTACTTCCGTTTTTTATGTTAATATAAAATTTGTCTGCAAATTGATTCGCGTCACTTTGGTCAAATCGAACAGCTACGCTTTTTGGAACTTTAAAGAAAACTTCTCCAACCCCTAAGTCAACTCCTGGAAAACTAGGATCGTGAGATATTTGTTGTTCAATAGTTCCACTTTTAATAATAAGTATCAAATCCTCAGCATTAACTAGACTTACGCTTTTCATAGAGTCCCCATCAGGCTGGGCAACTTTAAATTTAATATAATTATCAGAAACTTTTGAAAGCGTAATAATTCCATCTCCCTCTTTTTTATAATCCATTGAAGTTGTGTCATTTACTAAGGCTCCATCCACTGTTACTTGAGTACTTCCTCCCATGATTCTATAAGTATCAAGAGCTACAGGAACATATTTAGTTTCTCCAACGCTAGGTCTGATAGAATTTACAAATTGATTAAGTTCTCTATTAACGCTTGTGTTTGGTAAGGTATTATAGACTACACTAGGTGCAAAATTAGAATTAAGAGCCAGTTTTAGTAATTTCTTACCATATTTTTTAGGTTGCGTGTATATTAAAGAAGCAGTCTTTACTATTTGAGTATTATCAGTTTCGTTATAGATTCTCATATTAACAGATAATACAAAGTTGCTTGAAACCGAAGAGTTTAAAATAACCGGACGGAATACAATAGCCTCATCGTAATTTGAAGTTTGCACAAACGTATTATTGAACGTATTAATATAATTAAGACCTAATTGCTCTGCAACTTGAACTTCGTAAAATATAGTAATGTCATCTCCCGAAGTTGCAATTCTTCCAGTTATATAATTTTCGAATGTAGCTTGATTTCCATCATATGTACCATAGATTTTAAAATAATCGCCATCAATAGCGTGTTCGACATTAACTGAAATATCAGTATATTCGTCTTCTTGGGATAGCGTTAATGATTTTCCTTCGGCAATATTAATATAATCATAACCTCCAATAGTAACAACGCTGTCAATTAATTTAAAATCAAACTCATAGTTCGCAGTTGTTGGAATTGAATCAACTCCAGTTGCTCCAAAAAAACTATTCTTAAAGTCTTCATTTGTACTACTATTGTACATATCAAATAATGAAGGAACCTTAATTTCAATATACTTAGAATATGAAGATTCTCCTAATATGAATGGATTTGGGTTTTGAATTTCAAAACTTGAAGAGTTTAAATAAACTGTTGAGTTAAAATAATTATAGATTCCAGAGTTTCTTTTAACCTTGGTTTGGAATAAGAATCCATCATATCCTCTGCCGCTAAATGAGTAACCTGTTCTTAAATGTAGTCTAATAGTATCATACCATACTGCTTCTACATCACCTGTTGGAATTGGCTGTAAGTCGCCAAAATTTGTTCCTGACCATTCAGCAGAATCTAAGTAGTCCAATTCATTTTTAAGAAGCGCCCATGTGCTAGCTTCATCAGTAGGAACTGCGTAATATCTTCCAGACTGTCCCGACGCGGTTCTAATATCATTTCCAGTGTCTGCTAATGGAACTGAAAATAGAGAACTTGCACGATCTGAAACTTGAATTTCTCCACCAATAAAATCAGTACCTGCTAAATTTGAATATTCATAAGCATACTTACCATTAGTTGTTGGAGTATAAATATATGTAGTTCCATCCAAGGCTAGATATCCATTTCCTCCAGGAATATTGAATCCTGCTGGATTATTAATAGTAATATCATCTAAGTCAAATTTATAAGTACTTCCATTTTTTAATAATAACATTCGGGAAGCAAAGTTATTAATAACAACAAATCCATTTGAGGTTGTTACTGTAAACTCTACAACTGCTGCACCAAGTTCATGTATTAAAAATCTTGATGCACTATCATCGGTGTCAACTGTGTTTAAATACTTAATTTGACTTCCATTATTGTCATTTTCAATTTTGACCAAATCAGGGGTTGATTGGTCATGATACATGAATTCTAATAATACGTCGTCGTCTAATTTAACGAACCTTGATGATTTTGCCATTACTCTATAATTTTTTAAAACCTAAGCCATTTTGGAGACCATATAAGTCCTACATTTAGTGATGGACCAATACCAATAACTTGATTATTATTTAGGTTGATTCCATAACCAACTCCAACTCCAAGCGACCATCCTGATTTTTTTTCAAGTTTTTGGTTTAATTTATCGTTAACTAAATTAATATTTTCAATATTAGTAAATAATACTCCAGGAGAAGGTGATGTGATTTTTAATTTATTAACACCTTCTTCGTTTATAATTGCAGCCTTAAGTTCAATTCCTTGCTCAAAGTTAAATTTATTTGAAAGAACTGAGATATTATTAGTCTTTTTATTTCTTAAAAGGTCAACAGTTCCATTAAACTTACTCCAATTATATTTATCCCAATTTTTTTCATTACTAATCGATACTGTCGCAGTTGAATCACTTGTTTGAACAACTGAACTTTGGGCATTAATAATAGAATCTTTTACTTTAATTTCGGCTCTTAGTAGAGAATTTACTCCTTTAAGGTCTTTATTAAGACCGAGGGCTTTTTGATACTCTGCAATAACCTCCTTATTTTCGGCAGTTAGAGTATTTATGTCATATTCATATGCCAATTTAATCGCAACTAATTCTCCATTCTTATTTCTTTCAAATTTAATAGTATCTTGAGAGGCTTTAAGATTATTATAATTTCTGGTTGCAACCTTTTGGGCATTTTCAGCGTCCTGTTTAAGTGTTGAATTTCTATCGCATTGATATGTTAATAATAAAACAAGCACTGTTAAAACTATAAATGTTATAGTGTTCCAGTTTGTCGGTATGTATTTTTTAAAGTCTATCATAATTATAATGTATTTGATAATGGAAGTTTTGTTCCATCTAATGTGCTAGTCCAATATAATTGAATATTATAGGCCGAATCAGTAGTAAAATCTCTACCAAAATCTCCGGTAAGCGTACTATTATTTGCTAATTGATACGGTAGACTATAATACATACCACTAGGGAATGGCAAAGCATTTGCAGATAACGCAAAATAAGGTGAGTCGTATGCTGCGTATTCATTTCTATATCTCGCCGTTATTGCCCGCCTTGTTGCTGTTATACCGCCAAAATATTGATAAATACCAACCCATATATAAACAGAGTTACCTGTATAATTTTCTATTGTGAGCTCCTCGGTTATAGGGTCGATGTCAAACTCGTCATCAATTTGAACGAAACCGCCGGATGCTGCTGTTATTATAGGAGATGTTGAAAACTCATTACTATTTATAGAATATTCAATTGTTGTTAAATATCCAGTAAGTGGAAGCCCGGTTAAACTAACATTCATTGTTAACGTTTTATTTCCATTTGTTAAAGCCCAATTATTAATAGTTAAAGTGGTTCCATCTGCTCCTCCAGGTGGAGAAATTATTGTAACAGTTGGACTATTTTGAGGGAAATAATATTGATCAAAGGCTTCATATATTAACGTAAATGTTTTTCCTGTGAATAAATTATATGAAACATTAGATTCAATTTCCGGAGTAGTACATGTTATATGAGCACTATTTGTTCTATTTAGTGTTATATTCACATCAGCTAAAATAGTAAACGGCGTTGTATTAATATTTAAAGTCAATACTTGTGTAGTTGATGGATGCGAACTAATACTAACAAATACATTAATTGTTGTTGGTTTTGGTCCAGAGCCTAGCGATATACTTGTAATTGTTGCATATCCTGGTAATCCAGTAATATCTTCTGGATCCGGAGGAGTCAACCAATAATACCCAGCCGGAGCATCAACAGTCGCTGTAAAATTATAAGAATTATTTGCGCCTTGATTGGTTATATTTTTTAAAGTATAAGGGTCTGGACTTAATTTTGATGCGGTTGTATTTGCATCATCCAATAAAAATGTTAATGGAATTGCAGGATTTTGTCCTGTTCCCGCGTCGAACCAATATAAATTAGCATCGTTTAAATAAATAATTTGTGGCAATTGTTTAATTCTAAAAGTTGTTCCAGCAGAAGCGCTTGCATTAACGCTAGAGGTACTTACTGTAGAGGTGACATTATAAACTGAAATTGATTGTGCGGCTGCAGTCATATCTATATCTGATCCTCCTGTAATATGCACAGGTTGCGAAGGAGAAGATGATGCTACACCTTGACTATTTGACGTAGCTGAAAACCTATTATCAGCAATTGTATAGTTAAATTGTCCTAGTGAAGGAACTTGATAATTATCAACCCCATTAGTCCAAACCTTTCCATTACAAAGATACCATCCGTTATATGCTCCAACCCCTTTTCCAACAGAAAGTTGTAATGGAAAATCATTATCTGGTACAACCGTTTCACTATTAATAAAATTACCATTAATTGAAAATATAGAGGGCATTATTGAAATTATAGTTCCAAAAGGAACAGTTCCTTCAATTTCTTCTATACTTTTAAATTCAACAAGACCGCTATCATCACTACAAATAGCAACTTTATTAGTATCTGCAAATGCGTTTTCAATAATTAAATTATCTTTTATAACGGCAGGTGAATTAAAAACTGTAGCGGTTTTAAAGAATGATTCACTCGAAGAAATATATAAGCTATCATCAGATCCAATAGAATTTGAATTTCTAAAACTAAAACCTGCAGAAATATAAATGCTTGTTGAATCTGTAGGGTCTAGAAACCCTATTGTCATCTGATTCTTTTTATTTATAGCTTTTAATTGAAAATCATAAGCTTTTTCAGTAATATCATTATTTAAAAACTGTAAATTTGAAGAAGAATAAGGTCTTCTATTAATATTCCATTGATATGGAGTTTTTCCTCCGACCAATGGTAATTTTTCTCCATATTCTGTATCGGTTTCAACATATCCGATTTTTACTACTGGAGCAAACTGGTCACCGGCAGTATGAATAGGGATTAAAGTTTCAACATCAACTGCTCCAGAATTTATATTTTTCCAATAGTTATCAGAAATACCTCCTTGAGTTCCTTGATATCCAGTATCTCCTATAGGTCCTTGAACTCCTTCCTTTCCGGAAGTACCTTGAGTTCCAGTTTCTCCAATAGGACCTTGAGGACCTCGAGGACCTCCGCCATTCCAAACAAGCTGATCAAAATTATAATTGACCTTGTCGAGTTTAATACTGTCAGAATCTGAAGTGTTTATATGTTTAAGACTAATTGGCATACCTATCTATATTTAGATTATATATTCTATTTTTTAGAGAGCACACCTATTATAGTTTTTGAATAAATATGGTAACTATATATGGTTGCAGGTTTTGATCGGTACCTGAAACACCACCAACTGCGTTACTCGTAGTGTGCGTTGAATCCGCAGATACTATTAGCTCTCGTCTTGTCCCTGATTTATCTTCAGCATCACCAATGCCTCCTCTAGTATTAAAAGTATGTGTGTGTTCGACAACAACTGCATCTTTTTGACCTCCATAGACCGGTGTGTAATTATTTGGGCCTATCGATGAAAAATCAGTTGACTCCCAACCAGCAGGCGATGATCCATATCCAACAGAAACTCTACCTGTTCGGTTTTTTGTCGCATTATTTCCATTACAAATAGCCCATCCTTCTCTTTCGCTACCAATTATTCCTTTACCGGTTCCATCAAAGTTATTTCCAATATAATTATTATTGCAATCTATCTCCATTATATCTCCGGGAAGCCAATGATTTTTAGTAAAATCTAAAATTAATTCATTGACTTTCTTGTGTCTCGATGCCTTTATATTATCATTATCTGCTAATTCATCTTCAATAGCAAACAATACATCACTATATGTTAACATATTTTTATTTTTATTTTTATTTAAGATTTATATGATAATCTTATAGAATCATGATTCACGTTTATCTAGTATGGTACTCTTTGAATAAACAAAACAACTACGTAAGGTTGCATGTTTTTATTTTCACCTGATTCACCAGTAAAATCAGTGTCTCGTGTCGATGCACCCCAACCCGTACACCCGATATCACTTCCTTGCTTCCAGTTATTTTGCCGATTAGCTCGTAATTGCAGATTATGAGTATGCGAAACAATAACTGCATTTTTTGAACCTCCGGTTTGGCCTAATAATGTAAACTCTTTAGTATTAGTAGTTGAATTGGTACCATATCCAATAGAAACTCTACCTGCACGGTTTTTTGTCGCATTATTTCCATTACAGATAGCCCATCCTTCTCTTTCCCCACCAATTATTCCTTTACCAGTTTCATCAAAATGCGTATCAATATAATCATCTGTACAGAATACTTTTTTTATGTCACCATATAAGTTACCGTATAACCATTGGTTTTCTGCAAAATCTAATAGATCTTTTTCAACTTGTCGGTGTTTATCTGCTGTTATTAATGTTCCAGGTGCTAAATTAGTACGAATACTTGATAATACATCGTTATATTTTAACATATTTTTATTTTATTTTTATTTTAGATATAAAATCTTGTAAAAAACATGATTTAAGTTTATTTATCATGATATTTTTTGAATAAACAAAGTAACTATATAAGGTTGCATGTTTTTACCAGTACCTGAAACACCATTACTTGCACCTGTAGTAGTCCTACTTTCATCATTAGCAGTTGTAACATCGTCATCATCGTCCTCTACTGTGTTAGAAGAAGTATATGATTCAAAAGTATGTTTATGACTGACAACAACTGCATCTTTTGAACCTCCATAAATAGGAGAACCATTAAAAAGCATGCTTGTGTCATATGCAATGCAAACTCTACCCGTTAGGTTTAATCTTCCATCGTTGCCATCACAAATAGCCCATCCCTCTCTTTCGCCACCAACCTTTCCCTTTCCAATATTAGGTCCGCTTCTTTCAAAGTTGAGATTAATATATGCATCTGTACAATCGACCTCTTTTATGTCACCAATTCGCCATTGATTTTTTGCAAAATTCAATATAGAAGTTTCAACCTCTCTGTGCTTTTCTGCTGTTATACCAATACCATCTGGATATCCAGATGGTAATTTATTTAAAATATCCGTTAATATATCGTTGTATTTTGCCATATTTTTAATTTTAATTTTAATTAAGATGCATCATAATCCTGTATAACATAATCTGATAATGAATAGTCACTTAATGAGGTTTGTCCATCTCCTAATTGTGACCACCATAAATTAATATTTTCTAAATAAATAATTTGAGGTAACTTTTTAATTTTAAATTGTCCACCTGGTGTACTTGTTGAAATTTGAGGATCATTTGAATTATTAGTAAGAGAATTATTATATATTGCACTAGTTGAACTCTGTGGGATACTAGCAGATGCTGATATATTGGCACCTCCTATCAACGAAATTTCATTATTATCTACATTTATATAACCTTGACTATTAGGATTTAAAGAAATTGGGTTTGATAAAATTTGATATGAGAACGAATTAAGATCAGGAGCTGTAATTGATGTAGAACCATCAGTCCATGTTTGTCCATTACATACATACCAACCTTCATAATCTCCAATACCAGCACCCATTCTTATTTGTAAGGGTACATCTGGATTTAGTGACGTATCTATAGATTGATAGCAAATGAATCTAGATAAATCCCCAAATATTGAAGGTAATATAGAAATAATTGTACCAATTTTAACACTACCACCAATTTCTCCTGAAGTTTTAAAAGTTACACTACCCGTAATATCTTCAGCTGTCACAATTTTATCTACATCTGGAGAATCAATTTTAATACTTAATGGCTCATTAAATGTAACAGGTTTTTCAAAAGTAGTATCGTTGTATGTATTTATGGAACTGGCTCCAATACTAAATAAATCATTACTAGATGATGTGCTCTTAATAATATGATTTTTTGCTTGTAAATTTAATTGTGAATCTACTATATTAATAAAACCAAGATATAATTTAGATAAACCATCCGAATTATCCATAGCAATATCAAAAGCATTTTCTACAACATCTTCGCTTGTAAATCTTAAATTAGAAGCAACTTTAGCGCTTCTTCTATTAATAACCCACTGATACCTTGGCAAACCATTACTTTGCTGTTGGGATCCATACTTATATTCTCCTGTTATATAACCAGAAGCAATTACTGGAGAGTATTCTGGTAAGGCAGGTATGTGTTTACCAAATAAAGTTGACATAAACGCACCATTTTCAGTAGTTGACACCCAGTATGAAGTAGTATCGACAGCATTTGGTCCTTGAGCACCTCGATTTCCTCGGTCTCCTTGAACTCCTAATGCTCCTTGAAATCCTTGAGGACCTATATTTCCATCTGGTCCTGCATAGCCTTTAGGACCTCCACTATTGACAACTAACTGATCAAAATTATAGTTAATTTTGTCAAGCTTAATGTTATCAGGATCAAGCGCTCGTATCTGCTTAAGGTTAATTATCATTTAGATTATATATTATTTTAATTACGTAGTACATAAAGTTCCTCTTTGGGTAAATTTACCAATGTTTGATCTCCAATATATTGGATATCCATAAAGGTTTGTATACCATCCAGATGGAGCATATGTTGTGGTTTTATGTTGAAACAATTTATATATTGATGAAGGAACTTCAAAAGTATTCCAAGTCGCTGCATCAGGTCCATTCCAAGTATATTCCGTTGTTGGATCTAAATTACATGTTAAAGCATCAGTAGCACCCGGTTGTGTTAGATTAATTGTATTTACCGTAATTGGAGGCGCGCTACTTCCACCAACTGACCATTTTAAATTTGGATTTTCTAAATAAACAATATGAATCATTGAACTTACTGTATGCGTAGAACCAGAAGTTGACATAAAAAATGTATCATTACCGGGTGATGTATTATTATCTAGAAAATCATCAGTGTAGTCTATCTTGTATACACCATTCGCATCAGGTTGTGCATTTACTAGTAAATCATATCCTCCAATTAATATTGGATCCAACTCAGGCGATGTAACTAAACTTTGAGCACCTCCATTTGCGTTTATAGTATAACTAAAATTGTTTAGATCTGGTGTTAAATATTGGTTAAATCCCTCAACTGTCTCCCAGGTTTCTCCATTACAAAGGTACCATCCTTCAAAATCTGTACCTACTTTTCCTCTTCCATATATATTATTTAATAAGGAACCTGAAGCGACATTTATTGAGTCATTTAACCAAAAATGATTTGTATTAAATTCGTCAGGTCTAATTGAAATTATAGAACCTATCGGGAATGTACCAAATACCTTTTTAGCGTCTTTCCATCCGACATTTCCATTTGTATCGGTTGAAACAAGAACTCTATTTTTTATAGCTCCTGTTGTAAATATAAATGCATCTTTAGATTTTGTAGTTTTACCTCCAGGTTCGCCAAGAAAAAAAGGAACTCCTAAATTCCCTCCAGTATTAATATTAATATTAGAACTTGTAATGGTAATTGAATCTACAAGAGGAACAAGAGGTGTAGAAGGTGCATTACCCGTTCTAAGCACTATAGTTTCTGCTGTATAAATAATTCTAAATTCAGAACCTGAAATATACGGATCAATCTTAAAATGTGGATTGTTAACATTGCTAAAACTGAAATTGTAACCGTTAAAGCCGCTGTTATCTTCAACTCTTAAATTAACCCAACTATTTTTAGTTTTTACAATTTGAATAGGTGTCGCCTGTTGGGCAGCGCCTACTCCGTATACTCCGGTATCATTGCCTTGGTATCCTATTCTTAGAGCAACTGGCGCTGCTTGATTTATTCCAATAGTATTTTTTCTAGGAGAGATATATCCCGGCAAACCATCGCCTTCTGGAAAATATTCCCACTCGTTAAAACTTCCGGAGCCTTGATATCCTTGATAGCCTTGAGGACCTTTGTAACCAGTGTCTCCTTGGGGTCCAATTTGACCAAACCCACCATCTACTCCGATAGTACCCTGAGGTCCTGGTGCACCTCCGTTTAAAAACTGATTAAAATTATAATTAATCTTATCAACTTTGTCAACAGACCACCAGGCTCCACTGTTTGGATCGAGGTCGGTTACAAAAAGTTCTTTTATATTAATAGCCATTAATTATGCTTGTATTTTAATGTGTATTTTAAAGTTATAAGAATACCCATGTTTTTTATTATATATTAGTCTAAAACTTAATCCGTCATTTTGATAACTTTGAATGTTAAAATTAGTCAATTCCCTATAATTATCAAGGGTCAATTGTGAAGTTTGGGTAACCGAAACAAAATTTGTCTCTAATCCTTTAGCTTCAATTCCGTATATTTTAATCGAATCAATAATAAAACGAGGAGATATATTTGATTTTGAGTATATCTGTAAATCATCTTTTATTGAAGATTTATCTCCATAAGAATTTGCAGCACTAACATACCTTCCAAAATATTTTTCAATTCCATCTTCAATAAGTTCATTTAATATAGCAGTTGGTAAATAAAAATCTGCAATAACTTGAGATTCATCTTCAACCCAATGTATAGACGATATATTAGATTGAGCAAACCTTATTTTATCTAGAACTTCAATCGAAACTTCATGAATATTATCAAACTTAGTTATATCATATGTATCTCTGACCTTCATAATTGTAGATGTCATAAAAGTTTTCTTTTCTACAGGACTTAGAGTTCCATTTGTTGTTTCAAACTCTCCGCTACTTAAGGCTCTTGTAAAATAATCTTTTGAATATTTAGATTTAAAAACATTAATCTCTTTTTTATCGATTGCAATTTCGCCAATCATTGGGTATAATGGCAATTTATCAGTTGTTTGAGAAAGTTTTAATATATTTTTTGAGTCTTGCTCATTGACTTTATGATAAAAATAGTTACTAATAAAACCATAATTAGTTGTATTTTCTTTAAAAGAATCAAAAGAGATTCCTTTTCCATTTAATTTATTGTAAGTAACTAGTGCAGCATCTTGTACCTCTGGTTCTATCTTTACTTTTTTATTAGAATTAATGTCAGAGAACGTTATAATATCATTGAAAATAGGATTATAATCTCCATTCATTCTTCTTAAAACAGTAACATATCCTCCATCTTCTCTTTCTTCTATAACATTCCCAATTTGATTTGAAGACAATCTATATGCCTTTGGCCTTTCTGCATCTGCCTCTGGCTGGATAATAGAAGGTTTTGTAACATCGACACCAGATTCTATTGAAAGAATAAAATCATTTTCAATTTGGCCAGATCCATCTGCAGGAATTGTAATATAATTTATCTGCCCAAAAGAATTAAATCTTTGAGAATATTTATAAGCACTGATTGAATCTAATAAATTAGCAAATTCATTTTTACCTCCTTGTGAATAATAAAAAGGAGTCGTAATAGACACCAATGAAAAATATTCTGGAATTAATCGAGGATCAGTCACATTCGGACCTATAATTGGTGCAGCTAAATTTATATTGAATTTCCAAGGATACCCACTTACTAAAATTGAATAGTCATCAATAACATCAATAACTTTTACCGCATATGTTCCTGCCGGCGCATCAAAATATATCCAAGAGTATTCACCAAAAGAATCTCTTTTAACAAAATCAGTAAACTTTGCATCTCCTGCAGAAATTGAAGTATCATGTGCTTTAACAATGAAAGGAATATCTTCACCTACCTCTCCATTTTCATCAACTCCTGGAAAAGCTCCTGCAATATCGATACGAAATGGAATGCTAGTATCTATAACAATTGGTTTCCCAACATCGTTAACACCTTTTGTTAAATCAGTCAAGGTATATAAAAGGTATCTAGATAACTCATCTTCCAATACTTCATTTTCAACTACAGTTAATTCAATGTTAATGCAAATAAATTTAAACTTGTCATTTTTAACACAGTTAAATACTATTGAATTTGCATTAATATCGGGATTGGTATTATAAGAAAGATATGCTCCGAATTTATAATCACTAATATCGATTCCTTTTAAAAATTCAGTTGGAATATCATTAGTAGTTTCTTTTCTTTTTTGGAAAACATATCGAAGGCCTCTAAAAACAGTTGATGAATTTTTTTCAAAATTACCTATATCAAATTTAGACCATAATCTTTTGTATTCGTTATCAAACCACATTCCTGAAGGTGACACTGTAGAATCAAAATATCCAGTCCAATTAAAATATTTATCAAAGTAGTTAAATCCAGTACTTGTTAATTTATCGATTGTTAAACCTCCATCATTTGCAAAATCTAAATAATTATTTAAGTCTTTTCTATCACCTAATATGTTTGTTGGAATTTTATTTAGATGAAAATGTTCCATATTAAAAAAATCAACATTTCTTTTTGAATCTATTTCTATGTTTGGCGATAAATTATCATCTCCAAAAGCCTCATTTACATTTAAAACATAAGGTAAATTTCTAGCGTTTGACGCATCTTTAAGTTGATATTTACAAATAGTAGGAACAACTCTACTTAAAAGAGCAGTTTCTTTAAGACTATTTTCTTTAAGGCGATCATATTCATTTAAGAGTTGAGTTTTTGCAACTGTTTCTGAAGTTTCTGCGGATAAAATATCTCTAAGACCAGAATAAAATGATTTGACATCAATGCTTGAAAGCTCATTAAAGTCATATACTAAATCACCTAAGTTTGAATTTCTTGTTGAATAAAAATCAAAATCAAAGTCTTTAAAATCATAAGCTGCAAATCTACCATGAATTGCTCTATATTCATTGTAAACTTCATATACTTTGTCATTTGAAAGTTTTGTAGATTTATCTAAAATAACTCTATAATAATCTGTGTTAAATGGGTCTTGGTTGACTTCTATAATTTTAACAAATTTATCAGAATCTTTTTGTTTTAAATATTCTCCAACTTGCACGTTTCCAATTTCTGAAGACTTAACAAGAATTGATTGTCCTTCAACTGATCCTGCTATAGTTGTGCATATACTCCAATCATTTGAAATATATGAACTTAGACCAATATCATTAAATTCACTATCATCAACTGTAATAAAATCAACAAAATTAAGGTTGTACACTCCAAATGCAGTTTGTCTTCTTTTATTTCCGGAAACTATTTCCTCAATAATTATCGAAGTATCAATAACTTTTGTTTTGTAAGTTATAATTTCTCCATTGTTAATAGCAGAAGCAAACGCAATTGCTATTTGTTGTAAACTTCCTTGATTTGAGAACTTATTTCCATTTGCTCTACCAGGAAGAAGCGTAGGATCTGCGCTTGCAACAACAAGATAGTCTCCTAAATTGTATTGCGAAATTTGAAGTTCCGTTTTGTCTCCAATAAAAACTCGATCATTAGCGCTTGGAACATCTTTTATAGTTACTTTAATAAATCCTTTATAGTTTGGTTCTTTTAGATCCGCGGTTATTTTATTACCATTTTTTGCATATCCAATAAAAGATTTTTCATCATTGTTATTTGGAGAGATTAAAAACTTATAAGACAATATTGGAGGTATACCAAGTCCAGGATCCCCGTCATTAACTATTTTACTAGTTGAATTTTTTATATTATAAAAAGTACCAGTTTTGTCTTTAATATATTGGAGCGTTGGAATTTGAAATTGTTCACTTCCCGGAAACATATCGATGTTAACTAAAGGGTCTCCTACTGGATTAACCGAGTTTGATATGTCATAAAATGTTTTGTAACTATTATATTCAATATTCAAATAACCATTTGAATCAAGTCCAATAGAACCAAAATCTCCCTCATCAATATCATCTACATAAATACCAAAGTATCTGTAGATTTTATAGTTTTCTGCAGTATAATCATCAAATAGGAACTCTAAATTAATTATATTAGCAGAAACAATACCGTTTCTTTCAAATCCATTTGTTATGGTTTGGTTGCTAAAAATTTCAGGATAATCAACTTGAACATAATCTCTGTCCAGTTGCTCTGTTTTAACAGTAAATCCGCCATTGACAATATCAATACCATTAAATGTTGATTGAGAACCTTCTTTGAAGTTTATAGTAAGCGCCGAGTTTGGAAATCTTTTATCGTTAATGTGAGTATTTAAGTATTCTCCGATTTTTGAAGAGATGCCCAAATCAAATGTCTTAATTATTGTAGCATTTTTAAGAAGTTCTAAAATCCTAGAATTCTGACCAATAGTATCTTCGGTATAATCGGTTCTATAATCAACGTCCTCGATTCTATAAATTACAAATTTAGAAGGTACTTGTTTTTCAAGCCAAATCGGAGCAAATATTTTATATTGCTCATCGTATAATTTAGTAGTGTTTTGTATTGCTCCATATTGATACTGATCTTCATATTGAAATTCATAATCAGAAAATAGGGTAATATCTGAAGATGCTCTAAGAGTTTCATATCTTTGTGTTAGTGGAAGATTTCTATAGAAATTAGCGATATCAATAGAATATATCCCAGAAGATTTAACCTCATATTTTTGATACTCAATTTTAGAAAGTTCTTTATTTGCTCTAAAAGAACTTAAAAACAAATCGCCATTGGAGTTAACAAGTAACTTTGAGTTACTTGTTAACTTTGGATTTGTTCTTAATAAAGCAAAAGATTTATTATCTATTGAATTGTTTACAGCACTAGTATTAATTGTAGTCATCTAGGACACCTCTTTTTATTTATATTATATATCCCAGATTATGGAACAACATAAAGAGGTAGAATTCTTAGTAGAACTTATTAATATCTGGAAAAGAAAGATTTAAAAAGCTAGAAGATAACCATCGACGTCTTCCTCTTCCTGGCTGATAATTTTGTTTATAAGTTGTTAACATCGTGCTGGTAACATTATTAATATTTCTACCTTCTGCTGCATATTTAGAGGTAACTTCAATATCAAATTTAAAATCATTATTTCCAAAATCAATTATATCGATACCTATTTTTTTAGCATAACTTAAGTTTGTAAAAGTATTATCTAAAATTCCACCAACTCTACCTGTTCCAGTAGCCTTAGGTCCATAATAATCAGTCATACGGTACTGATATACCAAATCTACTGACACTGCGTTTGCGCTTCCTCCTGGGATTAACTTTTTACCACTTTTATTAGAAGAGTCTACTACTAGTGAATTAACATTTAATGGAGAAAGGTAAAGAAAAGAACCGCATGATCGACCTCCTAGTAGGTATTGGTCTTCTGGAGAGAATCCTGCTTTACAAGTTTGTCTTAATCCTGGAACATTTGTGCTGTCTATAGTATTGATTATTCTAAGTGGTGTTTGTTTTTTACCATTTGCATCCGTCGCTCTTAATGAGGCAGTTTTTGGCATTCCAACTAATCCATCGCTTGCAATTTCTAATAAAGAAAGTCCTGGAGAAGTACCATTAGAACTTTTTAAAAGAGGATGGTCAACATGTAAATAAATACCATTCGAGTATTGAGTATACGTTATTTGGCTTCCAATTGCAACTTTGTTTGGAGTTGCTCCATTATATGCACCACTCCAAACAAAATCATTTGGACTACTTGATATTGGAGTATACACTGTTGCAGTTACTCCTGAAAAGTTTTTAAATTCGGGATTAATAGTATCTTGTGGAACCGTGCTAAAATTATATGAAATTCCATATTCATATTTATCGTATGCACTATTTGTGCCGTAATCTACTGCAGTATTAATATTACCATTGACGCCTTCAGTAATTACATACAAATTATCATCATTTGCAATATTTCTAAATCTAGAATAGATAAATTGTCCTTTTAACTGAGAAGACTGGTCTGGACCACTATTAATATAATCTGTATTAAGATTGTTAATATTTTGATAAATCACCGGAACTAAATCATATCGACCTTCTACTATGTAGTATGTGTCACTACCGTATATTGGATCAACTGGATTAGGAAGATCAGGAAGCACTGCATTGAGTTTATACAATCCAAATTGTGTATTAGTAGAAGAAACCGGAGCAGGTTGTGTTGTATCTCCTACAATTCGGGATATTAACTCAAGGTCGGTTGCTTTAGTATTTGATAATTCAATTTTAAAGTTTTTAGTAACGATTGCTCCTTTTCCATTAATTGCTGGAATTTCTTGACTATAATAACCCGCAAACAACTGTACTGTTGAGTTATTTGTTACTGGTGTAACGTTTCCATTTTCATCAATAATTCTTACAAGTAATTCTCCAGTTGTTTTTTCAATAACAGCTCTTAAGCTCAGAACCTCATTTTGAAGAGCTAATAACTTTTCATAAACAGTAATTGGTGATTGAGTATCAGTTATAAAACCGGAAGCTATTGTGTTTGCACTATGCGCAAAAGTTTGACTACCGACTGTAAAAGATTCTCCAACATGTCTGTATACACCTACAGATTCTAAGTCCTGTTGGATTTGTACTTTTAATAAGTCAAGCTCATTAGCTTTAATAACATTTCCTAAATTATCAGTGTTTATTTCACCTTGTGGAAATTCTATTTTTTGAATTTCTGACCAGTCAGATTCTAAAGGATTTGCAGGATACCCAGCTTCAGAAATCGATTTAATCATAAATTCAACAACTTCACCAGGATTAATTGATATATCAAAAGAGTTAAAGTTTACTGCATTAGCATCCTCTTCACTTTCAAGAATCCAACCATATTTTCCATTAGCATCCATTGCTCTCTTTCTAACAGGTCCAACAACTTCTACCCAATTTGAAAAAGCAGCTGTTTTTTCAGTTTGGTTTGTTGCATCTACAAATTTTAATTGATCGATATTTGAAGTTTTACCTGAAGTAGAAACATATCGGTATCTAATTTTAAATTGTACAACTTCTTGTGATACTTGGTTTCCAATTGTTTTTGGTTCTGGAACTGCCCAAAATCCTCTAACTTTATACTTTGGAGCTACTGTTTGTAGGTCTGCAGATTCTGCTGAAGATTTTATTTCACTAACAACAGATGAAAAAAGTTTTGATTCAGATTCTCTTTGAGAAACTAAAGAGTTTAATTCATTTTTATGAGTATCGCTTTCTGCTTGAGATGCGAATTTTTTAGTATTAATTAAAGATTTTTTTTGTTTGATAGATTCATCAAGTTGTTTTAATGACTGCTCTGTAGATGATTTATCAGACTTTAATTGTTTAATTTTATCGGTTGTTGTATTGTCAGTTAAATGCTTATTAATTTGAACAACTTTAAAGTTTTCAACATTAATAACCGGAGGTGTTGGCGTAATTCCAGACGCTGCAGGCGGAATATAATCAACCTTTAGTGATTTAAGAAACTGTCCAAAATCTGCAACTTCATTTTTATAATATTCCGCTAGGGTCATTTTAACGCCAGACGGGTCATTCATTTCTAAATCATTAGAATAGAATCCAATCCCCGGTGAAAAATCTTCAGCAGGTATTTTTGAAATAGGATCGATTGGTTTAACAAAAATAACCTGTTTTTCATTAAATGCAACATTGATTTCTATATTCAAATCAGTATCAACTTCTTTATAAATTCCAAATTGATTAACTCCAATCTTAATAGACTCAGAACCTTCAAGCAATAACAACTCAACTTGTGAAGTTGAAGTGTCAATTGAAAGAATTTGGTATCTTGTTCTATAATTACCAGAGTTTACAATAAGAGAATCTCCAATTTTTAAAGTTTCAGTATCTTTTAAACTTTTAGTCGAATCAGTAAACGTTAACTTGTTAAGCGTAAATAATTTAACAGTTTTGGTTTGCGTTGTTCCATCAATAACAATATTCTTTTGAGCATTATCTATTTTAACTACATCAAAAAATCCAGTGTATTGGATTGTTCTAATAGGCATATCAATAACTTGAGAATCTAAATAATAAACAAAGTTGTTATTAACCAATTGTGTTTTAAATTCAGAATAAACAACTTCGCTGCTTCCTTTATAAATTTCATCAAATGCAGCAATTGAAGTTGCATCATTTTCATTAAATATGTAGCGCTCAACATATACCTTTTCAGTTTCTACAGGGATTTGCTTGCTTACATCTAAATTAATGGTAAGTAATGGATTTAAAAAGTTTTCAAAAAAGTCATTTAATTTAGTTGAAAACTGTGTAGGAGATGCTAGAGAAGTAATAGAAGGAGATGGTCCTTTTAATCTAGAAGTATGGATAGTTCTAAAAGAACCGTCTTTTAGTCTTACATTTGCGTTTGAACCTTCAAGTCCACTAATTGAACTTAAATTACTATTTAAACGATCAATTTCTCTTTTCAAATACCCAAAAGCAGGTATTTGAATAGTTTCCATTTTATTCGTTTTACTATTGAAAAGGTCAATACTAACAGTTTCCTTATCAGTAGTTATAGCTTCATTAATTCTTTTAAATGTTTCTAATGAGTTAGTATTTAACTCAAGAAACTGTTCAAGTAAATGTGATATTGAATTGCTAGCGCTCATATTATCTTATTATTTCAAGTTCAAATGTCTTGTTTATTTCGTCTATACATATTAATTCAAAGTAAGGCTTTAGGCTTAAAAGATCGTTGCTACTTATAGAGGCCTTTAACGCATAACTATTATTTTTATCTGCATATATGTTTATTTTGTAAGTTCCTAGAGTTAACAATTGATTTTTAAAAGAAAACTTAATAGTTTGGCCGTTTTTCCAAGTATTAATACTATCATCTAAGTATATATTCAAGTCTCCGGTCATTGTACTACTATTGGTATTAATTCTAATTAAATTATCATATGGTAATATTCTTGTAATTAATCCAGTAAATGCAGTAACATTTAAGTTAAATAAGTTATCTGAAGTAATTAAAGAACCTAAGATTTCCGATGTAAAGTCATAATTAAAAACAGAATTTAACGTATACCCATTATTGTCATTAACTATCTTAATCATATTTGGGTTTGATTTATCAATTTTTACCCCATTTCCAGCGTTAAGTACGTTAGTATTGTACTGTATTTCTGCTGGAATAACTCCGCTAATCACTTGATTTAACCTTGAATTTACCGAAGTAATCATATCTAAAATTGAAGTTGAAGATGCATAATTTAAAGAGGCATTTTCAATTGCAGTTTCTAGCGATGTAATTCTTGCAGAAAAATCAGTTGAATTACTATACGATATTAAATTTTCTAGTTCAGATACTCTTTGTGCAATTCCAGCATATGCATTTCCAGCATCAACCAACAATTTAGCAGCATTCTCGAGAGCAGTCGTTGTGTCTAAGAAAATATCCATGGAAAACGTAGAGTAGTCATTAATATTTAACTCAACACCCACGTTATCTAATGATGAGTTAAATTTTACATTTAATTTAAGAGCAAATGCATTTCCATTTAATCCAGTAACATCGTTCGGTTTATATTTAGAAAGTTCAGGTATGTACCATCCCGTAGTATTAGGGTCATCTTTAAAATTATCTAATATTAATATACCATAAAGATTAGTAGCCTTATTAGAAATATTTGATTTTGAATACAGGTCATAGTACACTAATATTGCATTAAATCTAAAATCTCCTCCTCTTTTAGAATAGTCTAAAAAATTATTTAATTTAGGGTCATTTGCAATTTTAGCATATAGTGTTGAATTCCATTCAATACCATAATCATATAAATCAACAGGGTCCATGTTAATTTTACCATTTGAATTATCTGCAAGAGCATCTAAATTTAAAAAAGCATCTGGATGCGTTTGTCCATCTCTTCCATTAATTTCAGTCTGGGGCTGATACGAAGCTGCAGTTGTATTATATTCCGTTGATTTGAATAATATTTCAGGAGTGTATCCTACTGAAGATGGAACATTTACAAATATTTCATTATACGTATTTCCTTGATAATTTTTATCGTTTGAAACGTCGATATTTCCAATGTACTTTACAACTCTAGAATAGTTATTACCAGTGTCTGTTGTATCTTCATTTTCTATAACTCTAGAATACCCACTTACAACTTGCTGCGAATTTGCAGTCTTAACCTCAAACGCGCCTAAATGATGTAACCACTTGAATAATATTTTTTCAGCATCAGTAGAATACAATGTATTATCAAAGTCATCATCTGTTAGGATAAAATTTTCAAAATTAAGTGCATAGTTTTGTAAAGTTTGAGCAAAATCAATATTTGCATTTACATTAGAAGTATATGATGGCGCTATCCCACCTGGAGGAAGCGGTCCACCTTCGTATAATTTGTCAAATTCAATAAAGTTTTCTCCATTACTAGGCGCCGATACCACTGGGATATCTATCAATGCAAACTTAGAGTACTCAAAATTTATATCGGGATTATAGTAGGCCCTTGTTAAATCTCGAGCAGCACTTGAAAATGCATACATAGTACCTCCCTGTTCTTGGGGTATTCTTATTAATGGTGTTGCCATTTAAGCGATTTTGTTTTTATTAGTATTAATTCATTATATTGCAGTACCACTTACCGTACATTTGAATGCAGATATTATTACAAATCCGGCAATAGATCCTCCAATATATCTTAAAGTCAATGAACCTCCATTAGACATTATAACAGTTGCTGCAACTCCTATTATATTACTATTGTCAATACTAATTGATCCTCCGTCTGCAATTAATGTAATTTCTTGACCTTCATCTGCAGATGCTAAAAGAATAGTAGTGTTAAATGTCGTAGAATTCAATACATAAGTTGTATCATCGTACGCACCTGCTATAGGGAGAGTTGTTGGATTAGAATCAATAGAATAAATTAATCCTTTACCAAGAGTAACTTCTTGATTAAGTTTAATTGGTAGATTCGCAATAATCTCAGTTGAATCAACTTTAAAGAGATTAGAACCACCATCATAGATTCTTAAAGTACCTCCAGTAATTAATCCGGTTAATGTAAGAGCTTGTGTTGTTGTATTTAATACTCCTGCAATATTTAACAGTTCGCTATTAAGAGATGCAAAATTGTTATTAATTACAATTCTAGATGAAGAAACACTGTCGGTTCCTAAGATTGTTGTTATGTTTGCCATTTTAAATGATTTTTAATATATTTTTATTTATTGTGTTTTTATTTCCATTTATATCAGTCAATTCTAATTCAATAGTATAATCACCCTTATATTTGAATAAGTATGTCAGCCATGTATTACTATAATATATATCATTTACATTCTCGTTATTATTTTTAAGAGTCCATTTTTGTCCAATAATACCGGGCATATTTGTAATATCATAAGAAAATGTAACATGATTTAATCTTTTAACCTCAATGTGACTATCAATAACGCATAAATCTTGATAATCAGGATTAAAACTTTCAAAATGTGTTTCAGAATCTGGTAGTATTTCTCCACCCATTGAACTATTAAATCCAACACTGTAATAATCATGAGTTCTTGCGGGTTCTTCACCAACTACTAAAATATAGTTGCACACATCTTCAGTTCCATTAATGTCTACATCAATTAATATTGGATTGTAATTAAATTTAGTTAGTATTGGATGCTCTACCTGGTCTAATTGAGAAAGTTCATTTGCAATTGTTCTCCACGCACTTAAATCAGTGTTATTGACGGGATAGGTTGATTGGATGTCATATGAATCAGTAATTAATAGATTTGAATTAACATCATATTGCGTTATGTAAAAAGTATAACCATTATCATAACCATTAGATTGTAATAAATCCATCTTGAATGATGAATTAATATCGGCTCCAACTCTCATCATATTCCAATTAACTTCATCTCCATCTTCCCACAACTGAGTTCTTAATTCTCTCCATTGATATGGTCCTGGAGTTTCAGCAAATCCAGTACTAGTACTTGGATCGACATATCTTCTTACTATAGAAAATTCCGGACCATCCTCTTCATCGTGTACATAATTTGCGCGGTCTAATGTTAAATAATATGTTGCGATAATACTATCGACATTAGCTGTGTTCTCTCTAGCCCAATCCCAGTCACTACCCACAACATCATAAGTGTACTTATACTCATTCCAATTTAATTGAGGTAACATTTTTTGGAATATTCCATAGACCTCAACATTTTTGTTCTTTACTTCAAAGTAGTCAGGTTTTCTATAAGAACTTCGCACATTATATAGGTCAAATATAGATAATTCAACTGAATAGGTTCCAGCGTATGGAAGTACTATTGGAAACTGTTGATATTCTGGATGAAAAACTCCATTAATATCATAGTAGCCAACTCCACCTCTAAAAGATTTTGAATAACCTCTAGGTCCAAGAATTGTCCATTCCATTTCATAGATTCCTTGTCTCCACCAATTATTCCACGTTAATAGATTATATCGTTCATTTGCATATAAATAATCATAATAAGTAAATAATACATTTGGTGTGCTTGTGTTATAGTCATTTCCAAGATATATTGTATTAGGTCTAGGTGCAATTATATTTGTAGGATGTGCTGGAAAATCTTCAAAAAAGTTATATCCAACCGCACCACCTACATAATCTTTACCTGAATCTAACCAAGTAAATTCTGCTGAATCCCAACTTCCTATAAATGAGCCTGCATTTAAAATAACAGGGCATCCTACTGGAATTCCAGCAATCGTATTAAAACTTGATAGGTCATTAATATAATATCCATCATAAAAATTTATTATAGATTCTGAGATTTCTTCTCTATTAGTATTACTAAGTATTAAAAAGTCTTGACCAATTCCAGTTAGTCTATAGTCAACCTTTCTTAGGTCTTCAATAAATAATTGTCTTTCCACAGGGTATCTGCTAAAATCAACCATCTGTCCAGCAGTTTGGTCTTTAATAGAGTGTTGATTATTCCAAACGTTTAAATTAAATTGTGCAAAATAATCACCTTCTCCTGTAATGTCTACTATTTTAGCTTGAAGCGGTAAATATTTTTCTTGTAGTTTATTTTTAAGTCCATATAGTTTTATAAGTACTTCATCTGGACTATAATCAACAGACTCAACAACAGTTGGGATATCCCACTCATCAACATTACCATCTGCCTCATTTAATCTATAGACAAGAGAAAATCTGCTAGTCTTTTTTAAATTTGAACTTGGTAGTTGGTTTCCATTATTTTTATTTGCAAGAAATCCAACAACATCTTGATTTGGAAGGGCAATTGCTTGCAGCTTTCCAAAGTTTTCTGCTTGCTCATTAATATTTAACCAATACTCTTTGATCGTTATTTTATTATAACCATAAAAATCAATGGCATTTAGGAGAGCTTTATAAGTACCAACAAATGGTTTTATTTGAGATGCTTGCAATAAAAGTTCCTTTCTCTTTTGATTCATTAAAATCCAGTCCGGAGAAAACTCTAAAATATTAGAATCTTTAAGTATCACATACTCTTCCTCAGATAGGGACATTCCCATATTTGATAGTAAAACCGATAATCTTTCGTCTTCAGATTCGGTTTCTCCGTAGATTCTAATGCTTGCAATTAATACTTCTGGGTCGTTATCGGCTATTTCATAAATATCAAGGATTCTTGTATGGTAATTATCTTCATTACTCATAAGCGCAATATTACACTTAACAGGAATCATTGGAATTTTACTATTAATAATATTAAAATCATTAGAATTAATTCCTATTGAAGTATTCGCATTTAATATTGGATGTATTTGAACCTCATCTTTTTGAATTTCAAGTACTCCATTAACATTTTTAGCGCTATACATAAATATGTCCTCGCTAAATTCATAACCACTAAAAAATTTGAATTTAAAAGTACTAGTAGTATTTCCTGATCCGATTGGAGTAATAAACTTTTCACCTCCTAACGCACCTTCAACCTGTTCTAATATGTATATTGTTAGGGTCTCATATAGTCCAGTAGATACTTTAGGTAAATAACAAACTCCCTCCCATATATTCGTATCGGAATTATATAGAAGGTTTAGGTCATTTGATTCACTATCAAAAAATCTTAAATTTTGTATTTGCATTCTTATTTAACTTTTTTATCGTCTTTTCTAATTGTATATGATTTGTATGCCTTTAAATAAGTTACAGAATCAACCCAATCCGCGACAACGTGTTGCATCATCGTAATAAAATCATACATTGTATCATTTCGCTGTATGTATTTTGATAACGAATTACTCAATATATTTGTTCGATAATCATTGCCTTCGTGTAATCTTTTGTCCATTACCGAAAGTCGAGTATCGTAACTCTTTACTTTACGAACTTTAAATAGATTACTTAAAATACCCATTATAATGCTTTTCTATTTTGAGCTTGTACTCTACTAAAAATAGTGTTTGGTACCGCAGGTTCATCAAAATAAACTGACAATGCCGCCATCTCTCCAACTTTAGCGTCATCTAGTACTGATGCTCCGTCTCTATCATTCCATCCTCCTCGGAATAGGGCAACCTCTTCTTTCTCTAAAATAATGTCTCCAAAAGAATCTAGATTAATTACATTTTCTGGAAGGGCTGCATTTGGTTCAAAATTAACCAGGGTAGTTTGTACATTTCTTTTAAAGAAAACGTATTTTTGTTTTCCATTTCCAATATCTTCAAGAGTTGTAGTTGATGGAGTTACTGTTACTGTTTCACTTACATAATATCCCAACCTTCTTGCAGTCTCCTCCTTTTCAGAAACAAAACGTACATTAACAGAATCAATTCCTTCAACACCTTCCAATAGCGCTATAATATCTGATTTTGGTAAACGATCTCTTCGTGTGATATTAATTAAGTACTGAGAGATTTTTGTTCGAATTTCTCCAAACAGGTTAATTTTGTTATACCCTTCAAAATATCTTACCTTAACATCCATTCTAAAATATTGAACTTTAGGTTCTACAATCTTAACTTCAGTCGTTACCATTTGTCTACCTGAATTTTCTAAAGTTCTAAGTATTCCGTTCTTTTCCTCTTCTGAGAAAAAGAATTCTTCTTGATGTAGATTAAAATAGTCGTTATTTTTAGTCAGTTTTCTTTTTGTGTCTGGCAACATGAATAGATATATCACGTTGTCATCATCAATATATCCGTCATCTGTAGTGTTGTATGCATCTAGATATGAGAACATACCATATTTTGATAGGAATGACTCGTAATTGTCCGGAGTTGCTAGTACGAATGAGTGGCTTTGTAAAGGTGCAATCAATTTGGTAAGTTCAATACTTTCAGGATCAGAACCCATAGTAGGTGCAACTGTAAATGAAGACTCCAGTAATTTATTTAGGTCACATGAATTTCCAAGAGAATCAAAACCTTCAGTTTGAAATTTAAAATTAAGGTCTTTAGAACCTGTTAAATTACCTTTGGTTCCATCAGAAACAATATATTCAATATCAATAGAAGAACCTTTAACTGGAATCATTCCAAATGAACCATTACCAAAATAAATATCAAGACCTCCGGTTATTCCAGTTTTAACAAGGTATCCCTTGGTTCCAACTTGCATATCATATAATGAATCATATTTACTCCACAATTCACTGTTAACACTAACTCTAACCGAGTCATTATCAGTATTCTTTTTGATAATTACATTAAATGATTGTAGTTTTTCACCAGTACCTGTTAGCGTCTGCTTTTCAATTTTACCTTGAATAACAGGAATATAAAGATAATCTGGGCTACTTTTTTGAATTACAAATTGGTCGTTGTTTGTTTTTAAAATATATTCTAAACCATTTTTACTTGCTTTAATTACTGAATTTGCAGGAATATTTAAGGTATCTCCTTCAATATCGTTAAATGCGCTAGTATTTAGTCTTATTTTTAATTCACCAAGGGCAGATGAACCTCTAAATGCATCATGTCCTGCAAGTCTTGCAAGTCCATATATAGATTCTGGGTCCTGTGCTGTTAGGATATTTTGTTCAACCGTAGCATCTTCAATATAAAAGAATACTAAATTAGTAATTTCAGCTAGTACTTCAAGTATTTGAGAATACGGTGAAGCTGTTGTAAACAAATCGCTTGATCGCCCATATACTCTTGAAATATATGTTCGAGTATCGGCAATCATTTCAGTAGCCTTTATTCTGGCCTTTGATAAAAATTTTAATTCAGTCATCTCATTTATTTTTTTATATAGCGATGGTTATTCCAAACCTATAGTCAATAGATATATCTATTGAAACCATATTTCTTTCAGTCATTTCGGCAAATTCAACAGTAACATGGACTGGTATTTTTGCAGCTAATGGAACATATCGCGAAATAGCGCTTTGAACTACTCCTTGTAACATTGTGTCATTATACATAAAAGAATACACATAATCTTCAAGATTAAGTCCAAATTCAGGGTCTCCCATCACATCTCCCTTTTGGGTAAATACCAATGTTTCGATTTGAGATATTATTAGTGCAATATCTTCATCGATTTGTAATTGGTCTTCATCGTAATTAGGGTCTTCTAGCGATTTTATGTACAATTCCATAATAGTATATATTTGTTTAAGAATGGAACATCCAGTCGGTACCTTCGTCGCTTTTGATTTCTTCAATTAGTGCAGATAGTTCATCTTCACCAAGACCTTTAATTAAATCAGGATTTATTTGAATATTTCCAGGAAGTGCAAAACCAAATATCCCAAGTTTTTGTCCTAATGAAATTTTAATCTTTGCAGAACAATATCTAAAAAATGCTTCATCTTGAAATAGAGCGCATTCCGGAATAGTCTCATAAACTTTTAAAATTGTATCTTTTGTAGGAGTTTCTCCCATGAATTTTAATTCATGTGTAAGTTGACTGTAATGAAAGCCATAAGGATTTTTAAAAATCTGTCTGGCCATATCAAAAAACATTTCATTGATTACGTAATATTGTAAATTTTCTGCAGCTTGCCCGGTTTTAGAACCTCCATAAATTCCACCCATTAACATTCTTTCAATTGCAAAATCTCCTTGTGTAAAGTTAATATCCATACTTCCACCCCAGGTATTTCCTCTTTCAAGCACTGCAAATACTGAAAATATTTCACCACCTCCGGTCACAGGGTCCATTGCAGGAAGCGTAAAAGATCTTGAATATTTAAAATGTTCAGATTTAAACATTTCCGCTGGAATTACTAAAAAGTTTTCTTGTACCGAATACTCGTAATTTTTATAAAACCATTTCTTTGCTCGTCTAACTATATTTTGAACTTCTTGTCTTGGAAGATTCATTGGAATCATACATGAACCTGTTATGTCAGCTGCTAACTCATCTACAAAATTATTAAAGCAGTCATTATCCCATTCAGGATGCTCTTGATATCCTTGATTACCTACTAATATATTACCCATCTTTTTATTTTATTTTTATATTGCTCTAGATTTAACAATTTCAACATCATTAAATTTAGCCAGTTTTTTATCGAATGAACCCTCTCTAAAGATTCCTCCATTCATTGTTCCTTTAAATGTTCCTTTTCCATAAACATAACAATCATTTGCAGTGCATGTTCCATGGACATATGAACCGTCTAATTTAGAACTATTAATTTGAGTTGATTGATAGAAATTACAATAATGAATATCGGAACCACTAACGTCGCATCCGTATATATCGCATTCGGTAAATTCTCCTCGTAGGAAACAACTTACAAATTCATACCCTCTAAGGTCAACACAATATTCTAAACGGCCTCCGTTTACTTGAATTTTACCAGAATCAGAATCATAGTTGATATGTCCCTTACTAAGGTCGCCGTGCGTAAATAATCTCATCACGCTACTTTTAACTGCATTCCAGTATAAGTCAACTACTTTAGGATCGTCATTCAAATCAACGGTAAACTTGACGTTTTTCCAATTATCTTTGATCGTTTTCCAGTCCTTTCTAGCGTCGATTATTCTTTGATTATCTGCAACTATCTTTTTTAGTTCGATTGCATTTAATTCCGTAAAGTCTGGATTTTCGGTTGATTTCCATAATTGAAGTAGGAAACGGTCAACTAAATAGAGAATTGTAGTTGTTTTCTTTTCCCAATCCTCTCCCCCAATATAACGGAATTCAAGATAATTTTTATGTCTTTTGTCAAAATTTATACCGTAGTATTTTGTATCAGGGTAGATAAAATTCTGTTGATTGATGTGTTTTCCATCAAAGAAATATGTGTCCTCTTTTGGTAGGATAAATTTGATAGATTTTGCGTAGGCTGAGTTTTCTCTTTTAGGAAAGAATTTGAATACTTGCTCTTCATTAAAATCTAAAATGAACTTAAGAACATTCATTTTAGAAATACGATACTTGTTTTCAATTTTTGATTTATCAAATGAAAGATTTAAGTGAATCGAAGTCCTATCATTTGTATATCCATTTTCTTGAATCCATTGACAAACATTAATTATCATCAATCTGGCTGCAGTATATGGAAGGGCTCCAGTAACCAATTCAAGAAGTTTTGCTCCACCTGACATATCAGGTTCTATTTTAAATTCATCACGAGTTACTTCAAAATCGCTATGCGCTTTTTCCTCGACGTGAATCTTTTTGCCAAGCAATTTTGCAAGTTTCTTTGCAGTTTCTTCAGCACTGAAATTTGAGTAAAATTCAAATTCAACACCAACTAGGGCATTCTGCAAAATATTAGATTCATTTAGATTATTCATTCAATTTGGATATATTAAACTTAGGTTAATGTATATATCCAAGTAAAAAATAACTATACCATAGAATCCCGTTTTGCCTGTAGTTTTTTAAGTTCTTTTTGCCAATTAACTACATACTTTAATTTCCATTCAATATTCATATGCTTCCATGCTGCTATTTTACGAGCAATTCCATTTTCACGTTCTGAATTATAGAATGCCTCATCGTCATTATAATTTTTAGCGGCTTCTCTTTTTACAATGTCAGACCATGTTGGCCATTCATACCAAGATTCTTTTGGATCGTCTTTAATGGTTTGAATGATTTCAGCATCTGTTAATTTAGAATTTGTATCAGCATCTTCAGATGTTTTTTTAATTCTTATTTCATAATCTCTGATTTCTTTGCTAATTTTTTCAATTTTAGACATTTTCTTAATCTTCTCAGAATATTCTTTAGCAATTTCGGTAGCTCCAGTTTTTGGAAGACTAGTCTTAACAATATATCTATAATGAAGTCTTTGGATATTATGTCCTCCTGCGTAAATTGCTTCAGTTGCAAAACTATAAGTAGTTTCTCCTCTTTGGATTTGAGAAGCTATCTCAATATTTCCTTTAGCGCTCTTACGAACATTCATTGATAACAGTGAATCGGTTGGTAGTGTATACATTTCAATAGATTTAACCATATCGTAGGTTAAATTGATTCTAGCCATCTCTCTGTCATATTTCGTGAACTCTTGTTTAAAAGTCTCTACAAACCATTTTTCTGTTGCAGCAACCATCTCAACGATTGTAGGCTCCAACGCATCTAAAATAACATTAACAATATTATCTTGTTTAGACTCATTTAAGAATTGTCCGTATGTTTTAAATTTGTTCATGTTTTATATATCTGTTTTAATTATAATGTAAATATAAACAAAAAAGCCCAGATAAAAAAATCTGGGCTTAAATATTTTCAAAAAGTTATTAACAATTATAGTTTTAAGAATACCTTTCGGGTTGCAACATCCATTCTTGTGATTTGGACGGTGATATTATCATTCTTAACAAGTGAATCAACTTTAATATTATCAGGAAGCTCTGAAACGTGAAGTAATCCAACAATTCCATCTCCAATATCTACAAATACTCCATAATCTTTAACAGATTTTATTGTACCTTTAACTTCAACTGGAAAGCTTTTATATTTGGTAGCAACATCTGCCCATGGGTCATTAATTTCTACATGCTCTAATTGAGTCAATGTGATTTTATCATCATTGATTATTTCTTTAATCTTAAATTCAATAGCATCGCCTGGATTAATTTCTCGGGCTTTATGTTTTCTTGCCATTTCAGGGTTTAAATCATTCGCATGAATCATTCCAGTTAAACAATTATCAAATTCAACAAATACTCCGTATTTTGTAGAACCTGTTACATTACCTTCTTTAGTTTCTCCAGGTGTACTTCTAAGCGCTTCAATTGCCATTGGAATAAGAGCTTGAAGATATTTTCGGTGAGAAACAATTACAGTTCCTTTTTCAGGAGAGTAACTCATCGGTACAACATACATTTGCGTGTTAATTACAGAACCAAAATCTGCAAGTTTATTAATACCAGCAAGGGATCCTGGCATAAAGCAATCAATTCCCTGTACATTAACAAAGTAACCTCCACCCGGAATCATACTTGTTACAGTTCCTATGTATGCTGTATTTCCAGTTTCAGCAGATGCTAAAATATCTCTTAACGTGGCAGCTTTTATTCCAGCTTCAACAGAACCTAATACAAAGCCTCTAGTGCTTTTACTTTTTTCTGCAGTGATTTCAACTGCAATTTCAGTTCCTGGAACTAAACGCGCTCTTGAGACTGCGGATTCTTTTGACAATTGAACGTATACCATTTCACGATATCCAATATCGATAGATGCCCATTCCATGTCTACTGCGTACACTTTACCAGTGTGCATTTCTCCAGCATGTATTACATGTGTTTGATTGTTTTCACTCCAGTGACTTTCCATTAAATTAAGAAGTTCTTGAGCATACGGTTCTCTTGAATAAACCTTAACACCGTCTGGCGCTTTTACATGGCGGTTTATTTTTCTAAGAGTAGATGGGCAATCTGCAGAATACAAATCCCAATCGAAGTTAGAGATATCGTTAGATTGATTCTCTGTTTGTTTAGTTAAAACGTCTTGTGACATTGTTTTTATTTTAAAAGGTTAGTAAATTATTAAGTTATATATTTGTTTTATAGGGCTAGTGGCGAAAAACCAATCATCGGGACAGGACCTCCAGGCGTCGGTATTTGCCCATTGTATATGAATTTTAAGTCTTTAAGATGTTTTGCACATGAAACTGCAACTGCTGCCGCAACGGCTCTAGTAGCTGTTTGTAAAGTTGGTTCAAGTTTAAATCTTTTACCGGTATTCCATGCTCTTCTTAAATCTGCCCCTAGTTTTGTCTCATCTCCATAATATATTGGAATATAATTTCCAGGAGATGGTATTAAACATGGTAATATCGGCGGTGATGTTGCAAAGGGTTGTGCCGCTGTAGATTTCCAATAATCAAGTATGCATTTTGACATTACACAATATGCATCATCAGCTCCACACGCATTTCCAGCTTTTTTATTTTCATCTGCTATTTGATTAATATGTCGGATTTTTAAGTCTCTATATTTAACTTTTTCAATCTCATATTTAGCTAACTTTGCATTTATACGGCCTGGTTCAGTTCTCTTAGACCATTGTCCATAAGTTTCATTTTTTGTATTTCCATTAAAACTACCATAACCACTATTATAATTAGTAGTATTAGTTGCAATTATTGGATTTTTGCTCGGAGCTCCTTTTTGATTATTATCGATTCCTTTAACATAACTAAATACGCATATTATTCGTGATGTAATCCACGATGGTACGCTATCGGGTCGGTCGCTATGTTCTTCTTGGAATATTCTATCATTAGAATATTTTTCTTGTTTGATTTTATTTTTAAGTTTTATTGCACGAAGCGCAAGCACTGTCAATTCTCTATTTAATGTATCTTCTCTGCCATCTGAATTACGATTACGATTTTTCTCAACCGACAATTCTTTTAGATTTATCTTAACTTTAGCCATTATAAATTCAATTGAATTAACATCTTTAATATCTTTAATATTTTTATTTGCAATATCAATATCAATAAGTCGTAATTCTATCGCAAGGTCAAGATTTAACCTTTCAATTGCCTGATTTCTTGCATCAGGTTTATATTCAGAATTGTTTAATCTTCCAATAGCTAATTCAACCCTTTCAATATAGATTTTTGCTTTAATTACTTCAATATACGCATATTTTTTTTGAATTTCCTGTGCAGCAATTAGTTGTTTATTTTTTTTATTGTTATACGAATATACGGGTTTATTAAACACGTCATACGCTGCTTCTACCTTTCTTAAAGCATCTTTAGCAGCATCTAATGAATATTGAGCATTAAAACTACTAATATTTATTGGTTTATCTGTGTTTGCGTTTGATATAGAAAGTCCGGAAACATTGGCTTCATTTTTTATAGATGTAGTTTCTTTATCAAAAAAATCTAAAGCTTTTTTACTTACTTTTTTAGCCAAATCTCCATGGTATGAAAGTCTTTCAATCCAATCTAAATATTCTTCAGTTCCATCATTTTCATAAAGAACTCTATTTAAAAGTTCATCGACCTTTTGGGCTTCAGTCATTGGTTTTACAAGTTGAAAATTTGCAACAGGAGCAACTGCCGGATCAACTTTAACTTCAACTGCTCTTGAATTTTCTTTTATTTCTATAGAAGCACTTCTATTAATATTTTTAATTTCTGCAAGTTTAGATGCATCCATTGCGCTAATAAAAGTATACTCATATTTACCAGGATCGGTAGGTGCCAAGAACTTTACAACTCCCTGACTATCAGAAGTCAATGTTGGTTGTATGATTCCATTTAATGAATATGTAAATTCGTATGGAAAAGTTCCATCCCCGCCAGCAACTGACATTGTTACATATCGAAGTTCTGGTTGTTTATCGACATTTTCGGAAGTAATTGTTTCTGGAATTTCAGAACTAATACCAATATCTCCAAAAATATTTATTTCCGGAACAATTGGTTTTGGAATTATACATGTTGTAGGAAACAGAGGGTAGAATTCAAACGGTGTTATCGTTTCTTTATTCTTTAGGGTCCACTCTTCAAAGTCACAATCTGGATTCATACTTAAATCTATCCCAGGAAGTCTTTCAAACATGTCATCATATAATGGATTTCCAAATTTATCTTCTAATTGAGGTTCAAGAGATTTGAATAACATGTTAAATGCCTTTTTAAATCCCTCTTCAAGTATAGGTTTTTGGCCAGATTTATGGATATTTCCAAATGGAGTTTGTGCAGTTTTAACAGCATTAAAATATTCATTAGCAACAAACGTACCAAAATCGTCTGGACCTTTAGAACTTCTACTGGCCAGTTTTTTGGAAACGTTATTAATAAATATTGGCCACTGTGCAGGCATATTGCGTTAATTTATAGGATATTTATCCCAATTATTTATTCTTTTGCTGATAGGTTATATGTGAGCTCTTAAGACTTGAAACCATTGAAGGAGTCGGTGGAGAAGGAGGCCCTGAAGGTCCCGTTGGTGTTGGATGGATATGGGCTTTATAGTCATCCAATAATTTATTTAACCATTTTTCTAAAGAAACTCCACGAACAGCAGGTTCAGCTTCATTTTCACTTCCCTCTCCAGTATTACTTAAGAATATGTTTCCAGAGTCAAGGAATATTTTTTCACTTGTTGAAATTTTAATGAATCCCTTTTCATCAATTTGAATCAATGGTCGTTCTTTAGCTCCAGTTCCTCGGGTAATTACCAATCCGTCTTCAGGTGAATGATAGATTCTAATGTTTCTAACTTCATCATATATAAGTGAAACTACATTATGCGCAGCTCCTGATTTATCTAGAACATCTGCTTTAAGGGCTTTACTTTGATTAATTTGAAACCAATACTCAGGGTGATAGAGATTTCCATTATCAAAACGAACAGCAACTACAGTTCCTACGTTTGGAGTATTGTGAGCACCTACAAGGTCTCTATTCATTGGTGTTGCCCATGGAATAGCATCATTAGGAAGTTTATCAAATTTTCCAAATACCTTAACTCTGCATCTTCCCCAATTCTTAGGATCTGCATTATCTACAACCTCGCCTATCCAGTGAGTTTCTCTAAGGTTATCCTTTTCTAATTCGGTATCTGTTGCCATTATTTGTAAATGTTACCTAAGCTATTAATTGCCGCTTTATTAAGTCCCTGTCCTATAGTAGATCCTGGTTCTACGCCATATACATTTGCATTAATCGCAGCTCCTATGCTTCTTTTTGAAGTTGCATTATTTAAGGCTGTTGTGCTTTGTTGATCTACCCTTCTTATAACATTTGAAAATACATTTTCAAATTTAGGAATTCTATTAATTGTTTCGTCTTTTAGCTTTTGAAGTAATTCCGCCTTCTTTTTTTCAGCAAGCGCCTTAAGGTCTGCTACTGCGCTATCTTTTATTTTATCAATTTTGCCTTTTATTTTATCTTTAGCAAATTCAAGAGGAGTTTTTGATTCATTTGAAAACATTTCTTGGTCAGGGGCGGGAGACAATTGACCCTCTGCGTAGCTTTGTGTAATGATTGCATTCAATACTCTTGCTTCAACCTTTTCGATTTTTTCATATTTTATCGTAAGAGCCTCTTTTGCCATCTCAGGATTTTTACTAAGATCCGCAAAAACAGTAGTTCCTGATGCTAAATCAAACTCACAATATTTTGCTCCTATTAAAAAGTAGGGACGACCTTCTGGTCCAGAAATACTTGCATTTTTATTTTCAACATCAAT